ATATGTTCCAACAGGTTACAAGGCTACTGAAGATGAAAGCTACTATGCTGCTCCTAAACTTTCAGAATTTGATATTCAATGCTTAACTGACGACACTGAGAGTTACTGTAATTATGATTGGAGGGCAGACAGTAGATTCATGGCTTTTAACGCTATTGAGTTTACAGAGTCTGCATTCAACAAGGGAGCTTCCATTGGCGAGTCTGTAGTAATCATCTTCTACCCTTGGAAAGATGAGAGCAAGGTATCAAAGGTTGCGACCCTATGGCTTGGTACTTGGCACCATGCTCCGATAGTTGTCTGGAGCAATGGTTCTAGCATTAAGACTGATTCTTTGCCTGAGTACATCGACCTTATTCATTGATGCAAAACTTACTACTTGAAGTTAAAAGTATTCGCCGCTGCGAAGGCGGGCATACGTGCAACCTTATAGCTAATGGCAGGAAGGTTGCATTTATTGGTCCAGGGATTTTTGAGTGGACTACTTACTCGAAGAAGGTTGATGTCTTGACATGGTACGCCAGCAAGGGAAGCCTAAAGGTTCCAGAGCTTGTGCCTGTTGAGCTAAAGGAAGGATGGGAGTCACAGATTGCAGATTGCAGGCTGGACGATGCGAAGCAAGATATGACAGAGACTACGTTACATGAGTGGGTCAAGATGCACTTCCTAGCTTTTGAATTGCTGCAAAGGTGCAAGAATGTACTAATGACCTTGGGTCGCAAAGGTGAGATATTAGATTGGGGGATTCCACCAGGCAATTCAAGCGATACGTTGAAGCGTGTAGCGGTAAATCGCTTTAGTTCCAAGCTGCTCAATGGACTTTCAATCTCAGAGCTTGTAAAAGTCTTAGAAGAGAAGCAAAAGGCTAAGAAGTCAACTGCTGCCGTTAAAGTTTAGAGGTTAGGGGAGGGAAAGTTTGTGTGCTCGGTGCCTCTGATCCTATAGGGAGTCGGAAACCTTACTGTTACATTTCGCTAACTTCACAGGACTTCGGGCTTGCTAAATGCAAGCTAGCGTGGTATAATAGGTCTGTCGGAGAGGTTATGGCTTCGACGTGCTTAAACTTTACAGGTTACTTGCTATGAAGTTTCAGGTTGACGACATTGAGCTTGACTTTGAGATGGAAGATAATGTTTACCCGCCAGAGCAAACTCAAACTATTGTGCATGAAGGTTGCATTGGTATGTGGGAAGCTGATAACGAAGAAGACTTGATTGAAGAGATTACAGGTTCCACTGGCTGGTGCGTTAAAAGCATTGACTATCGCATCTTACTTTCTTCATAGATCAATGTACTCAACACCCTGACTGATAACTACTAACTCTTTGCAGCTTACATGCTATGGAAACACCAAACGGAATCTGCGTCAAGGTTGTTCAAAGTCTTGACCGTAACGGCAACAGAGTTTACACTGCCGTCCATAAACGTGATAGCAGTACAACTTATAGGGTGCGGATGCAAACCAAAGATCCAGAAGATGCACTTGGAGTTTGGATGATCAAGTTTACAGGTGTCTCGCCTGGCATGTCCAAGGGTCTTACGGCTGACTTCGAGGTTGTAGCTCGTGGCTCAGACCACGAAGGCTACTACTACATCCTTGCCGTTACTAACTACAACTGATGGAGTTTCTAAAGTTTGTTGACTCAGCCAAGGAGGTTTTACCTTCCGAGTTTTATGGAAGCACTGTTGCGATTGATAACGGTGTAGATGCAAGTTGGTGGCCAGATGTTGAACCTCAATGCTTTCTAGTCTTTGAGGATCATGCTTGGATTGCAATGTTTCCAAGTGGAACTTGTTACACTATTATTGAGAAAGAAGAGCACAAAGGTAGTATTGCTGGACTTATATGGCTACTGTTCAGATGGTTCACCGAGGATTCTTCATGACGTTTCAAGAAGCCAAGACTTCGTTTGATGAACGCTTCAACTTTGACCCTAAAGACAAGCCCGAAGCATCCCAAGCATGGTGCATCTTCATTGATAGCTTGCACCGTGAAGGCAAGATCACAGACCAGCAAGCAAGGTGCTGGGACAATCCTTTCTACAACTAACATGGCACGCTACACGCACTACTTTGACGTTTGTATTTCAAACTCTTTTGACAGCGACACTGAAGACTTTGACGAAGCACTTGAGAGGTGGCTTGATGGTCTTGGCACTATTGAGAACAAAAGGAAGGAGGTTCTTTCTACAGACGAGCCAACTTCTTCCTTAATAAAAGGAATCATTTACAGTGACACCTTGGAGGATGAATCATGATCTTCAACTCTATTGAATACACCGTGCCAGGGCACTGGTTATCTGCGATCATCAACGGTGATGAAACATCCTTCGACTACTACGATGATGCCAAAGACTATGAAGCTTATAAAGCATTTTGTGAGCATGAAGTCAAAGATGCAACCGTAGAAGTTGTAGGCGAAGAATCTTACTTCTGTGTTTACCACGATGCCAGAGGCTATGGCGTTCTACCTTGCAACGTTGTGGACTGCATCTTCCATTTTCCTTGTTGGGACAATAGCCGTTATCCAGCAACAGTCCAAACTGAACTTCTTGCAATCTGAATCATGAAAACACAGCAGCCTAGCTTCTGGTGCATTGGTAACATTGGAGACGTTAATCCCTTCGAGCATGGAGGTGGCTTTGTATTAGTTGACAGGACGGGAGTTTACAGCCCTGAGCTGCTAATCTTGGAGGCTTTAGATGATGCAGACGAAAGTTGGCATTTGCTATATACCATCCTGCTGGAGCCACTTATCAAGATCGAGGGTAAAGATGGCGAGGATGGTTTATCAGATAACAGGTTTCACCCTGATTATCCAGCCTGGTTCGGGGAGCCTACAAAGTTAAAGGCTTTAGCCGAAAGCTCTGGAATGTTTTACCCTGACATGCTGAACAGTTTTCTTTCAAATTGTCCAGCAGAGCGTGCATTTGCATACATGAACGCTGCTAGTTATTGGGGCTTCGCAAACTTTGATATTGATCCTCGCAGGTTGGAGCCTGAAAAGGCAAAGCTGCTATGTAACACCATGCTCGCTCAAATTGAAGAATCAAAAACCTTGCACAATGGTTATGGAGTCAACTACAATGGCTGAATCTAAAAGCTTCGGCTGGCTACGTTCAATTCACAACGCTACATGCTACGACAAGAGGACAGAGCTTACTTTTTCTATCATCAACAATGTAGACGCTACCTCAATAAGTGATAAGTTTACATATCGCTGTACAGGGAATGGTCGCAAGTTGATGTTTGATCGAAAGATTAACTTTGGAACAGCAATAGTAGTAGTTAATTCTTGGACTGGAGACGTTGAAGTACAGGAGAAAGCACCACTAGGCTGAACATTGTAGGTTGTAAGCCATAGGTTGTCACTATCCCGCACTTTGCAGGGACCTTGGCAACCTTATCGGCAAAACCGGGGGCAACCTTACTGTTACAGATCGCTAACTTTACAGGCATCTCGGCTTGACATCTGCAAGCTGGCGTGGTATTATAGGAACAAGTCGGGGAGGCTATAGGCTGAGCCCCGACCAACCTTGCACCTTGCACTTTCTACTATGGACAGCATCTACTCTCACGCTACACGTTTGATCTGCAACTTTGACTTTGCTAAAGTTCAGAAGATGATGGCAGCAGTTGATTGGAAGTGGGGCGGACCTTACATGAATGGGGAGTTTGGACCTCCCACCATCAACGCAATGCAGTCGCAGGCTCAAGCCTTGATCCTCGAAGCTCACAGGCTGGACAGCAATGTTTCATCCGGTGGCTTTGAAGCTTACTGGGTGCGCCAAGGACAAGTTGCAGGCTATAGGGGCAATGGCTACATCGGACTTCGCTTTATCGGAGCCGAATGTTACTAACGCTGAGCTTCAAGTTTCAATCATCAATCACTAATCTTCAATCATTGCTATGACTACTTACAAGACTGTTCTGTTCAAGTTCAAGGGTGACAGCAAGACGCTTGATCGCGGCTTGACCTTAGAGGAAGCGCAGGAGTTCTGCAAGCATGATGATTCCAGCAGCAGAACTTGCATGGACAAGCGGAAGCTTGCAAGTTGGGGCGACAATCCTAGCAATCCATGGTTTGTTGGTTACAGAGAAGAGTGACCACAGCTTCAACGTACACCCTGCACCTTAGGGCCATGCCAATTACCAGAACAGTTACGCTTTACGCGTTTGGTGAGCTTAGCGAAGAAGCTCAAGAGGCTGCACTTTGCAGCTTGTGGAACATCAATGTAGACAATGTATTCTAAGCTTACAGATTCAATCATCCACTTGCTTACTTGCTATGTACATCGCCAGGACAAAAACCCTACAGGTTTTCACAACTAATTACCCAGATGCTGTCAGAGAAGCACAGGATCTAGCTAATACCTACCGGTGCAGGGCACAGGTTATTCCCGTTGGTCAGGACGATCCAATTTACGAGACTACACCTCGAACTTCAGCACTTGATTGGACGGCGGCTGAAGGATGAGACATTGGATACCAGCAACAAAGGTTGATTTAATGAGCTTGGAGGATCGCCTCCCTGCTGGAAAGAAGATCGTTACAGCTTGGCTCCCAGATCGTGGAGCTTGCTACATGATCGTTAATGCGTCGAAGCCACACTACAAAACCAGCTCAAAGGTTATCTACTGACATGAACATTAAAACCATCTGTGATGCAGTAGAGCTTTTAGTCCATGAACGCTACGATCTTGTAGCCTTAGATGATGAAGGTAACTGGAAGGTTCTTGCATCTGCTGTAACTTACGAGGATGCAGACCACCAGTTAGATGTTTACACCGATCAGTTTCCACATGCAATGCTCGACATTCTCCCCCATAAGAACAATGATTGAAACTTGTATCTTTGATCCTAATTCAAAATATACTGGCGTCTACAGCTTCGTGAAGCCAGCTCGGACCCCAGAGGTTCTGGTCTGTCAATACGGAGGTCAGACTTTGGAGGAGCTGAAGGCAGAGGGCAAAGTTTCACCAGAGGCTTTCCTATGCCCCTGGGAGGAGGCTTTCAGGCTGAGCAATGACCTTGCACGTCAGAAGGAGTGCAATGGACCTTCCAGGGTCACGAAGGAACGTTGGTGGGAGCTGCTGGAGGTTCTCTTTCCAGCACGATGGGAACAGCTTGAAGGTGCTGAAATCTTCATGATGCCTGAATGTATCACTAGCACTCTTTACACGTTTGGTGTTCGGATTGGTGAAGATTACTTCTCAATCAATGAAGATCAGGACATTCCAGCAGAGAGGTTAGTTGCTATGTGCAGGGAGGTTGCGAGCAGCGAGCTTGCAAGCTTGTCCTTGTCCAGAGAGGTTGAATGATGGAAGCAGCCGCTAGGGACTACTTAAGAGAGGTTGCACGTTCCGATGATTCACCAAGAAATCAGATTGCACAGGGTATCTCCTGGGCTGATGAATCCTGCAGGATTAGTGGAACGTTAAGCCTTGCGCTTAGGGATGCTGATGCTGAAGGTGGAAAGTTGCTACTTGAGTTGATGGTAGCGCAAGGGCTGAAGACACAGGCTGAAGTTCCGAGGTTCCTTAACCGATACTTCCATACTTGCTTGAACATGCTTCGACCGATTGACGAAGAGATTGAACGCTACAAAGCGGAGTCGAAAGCTTACGGGTCAAACTCGCAAGTTCGTATGCTGTAGGTTGTATGTTCACTATCCCGCAACTTTGCACGTTGCGGCTGGAGAGTTGAGAGGTTGAGCGATGGAGCGGGTCTGACTTTATAGGAAGCTCCAGAGATTAGTGTTACAGATCGCTAACTTTACAGGGACTGGGGGTTGACTTATTGGCAGTGATAGAGTATAATTGGATCAGCGGGGGAGGTTACAGCTTGCCTCGCTTCACACCTTACACTTTGCAGCTTGCACCATGGCCACCCTTGCTGAGATCGTTAAAGATTGCACCCCAGAGCTTGAATGGAAAGATTCTTCGCAGTGGGCTACACCCCACCCGAACGATCTCTACACCTCGGAGGTCAAAGTTTATCACGATTACGTTTCGTTCCACGTTAGTGGAATGAGGTTGATACTCTGCAAGAAAGGTTGCTACTCATGGGCTGACGATCCTGAGGTTGCATATTACTACATGGGAGAGTTTGTTGAACCGATTTCTTCCTCTTTGTCACAGCTTGTAGATGCTGGAGATAAGATCAAGGAGTATGCAGCCTATGTGGTTGCAGGTCTCAGGAAGCACGGTGACCTTAGACATTGCCCTATCTTCGAGTTAATGGATGATGTAGACGATAAGTTTAGCCCTATTTACTGATCTTCAAAACATTACATCTCATAGGTCACACGCTATGACTATTACAGCTCTGAAGCCCAAGGCTACTACTCTGGACACTCCAGAGTATGCTATCAAGCTTACAGTTCAACAGTTTTCTGAGATCTTTGGAGGTAAGCCCAGAGACATTGGAGTTGGAGTTACCACCACAGGGTGGAATCTTAAATGGTACACCTTACAGCTTCCAGCCATAAAGCGACACTGGAGTCGAGAAGGCTACCTGTCAAAGGTTATAGCTGTTACGTTCTACGGGCAGCGTAGTCTTTATAGGCTGAAGGAGGAAGGCTACCACCTTGCTGGCAGGTGCAAGGTCGAAGGTCAGGAGGTTGCTGGTTACACCAGTGACGTCATGGTAGAGGTTGAGGGCAAGTTGTTCATCATTGCAGTTATCTCGATCAGAGGTGACTCGTGAACCTTATCAGCCCACCTTCTGAGATACAAGTGATTTTTGAAGTCTTCCATGCTGCACCTTACCCAAAGTATCCTGGAGAGGTGAGGTCACAGCTTTACCCTACTAGGGTTGAAGCTGAAAGGATGCGGGAGTTCAATGAAAGTTGTGGCTGCCGTTCATACGTTAAAGTACGCACTGTCAACAAACTACAATGAAACTTCCAGAGATTAAGAAGAAGCTTCCCAGCTTCAAGTCTGTGACCTTCACTGGTCAACAAGTAACCGCAGAGCGTACACCTGAGAGTATTACAGGTTTCTGCATTACAGGTTGGGAGCAGGGCTTGCCAGTTACAAGGAAGCCCATTACAGGTTCCGCCCTGCTGGAGTTACTTCAACGTTATCCCCACACACTTTACTGATGTGATCGACAACCAACTTTAATCTGAAACATTGCGATTAAAACAATGACAACTGTTATTACAGGCAAGAACATTGAAGCTTACGGGTTGATGGTTCTGCTATCAGCTTTGAAGCTTGAGATGTTGGGGATAAAGCGTAGAGGGAGAACAGCTTATAGTATTATTAAGAGTGAGTTCAACCTTAAAGGTAGTCGCCAATCAGTCTACGATCAGTTTAAGTTGATTGTGGGCTGACCTTGCAATTTGCAAGTCTTTGCCGGTAGCCAAAAGGTTGCCGGCTTTTTTGTGCCTACTGAACTTTATAGGTTACAGCCCAAAGCCAAGAGCTTCGACGTTAGTGGTAGGATGATCGAAATTGAACTCTCCAGATGAACCGATCGAACTTTGAAGATCTAGATGAAATGGCCGACACCTTAGAGTCTAATCTTAATGAGTATGGTGAAATAGAGGGTGACTTAGAAGACAATCTCGCAAGCTCGAAGGATACGTTAAAAGAAGAAGACTTTATAGAGAGTAATCTTAAAGATAAGTGTCTAGATACTGAAGACCCAATCGCAGTACGTATTGAACCCACTACTACTAACATATCCCAACCTGATAACTCGTGGGTTAAGAGATCATATCTTGCTGGTAATGAAACTGATAAGGAATTTGAGTTGTTTAAACTTTACTGTATGTATGGTGGGGGGCGTTCCCTACAATATATCTCAACTGTATCAAACGCTACACTTTCGTCCTTAAATAGGGTTAGCGTGAAAAATAACTGGAAGCGTAGGGGTGAAGACTACGATAGGGCGGAGCTTGTAAAGAAGATGAAACAAGTTCAAACATCAAAGCACGAGCTACATCTTCGTAAGTTAGAGAAGTACCGCGAGGAGCAAGAAGCTCTAGGCCAACAGCTAACATTAAATGCTGCACGTATTGCATTCCTAGCAAACTCTGCACTATCGAAGATGCTAGATGAAGATAGAACGTTAGATGCTAGGGATCTACCTGGTATGTTAAACGTTGCAGCCAAGCTAGCTGACGTTGGCAAGAATCTACAAAGTACAGCACTTGGTGTTGATAACTTGCTGGTTGCATTGGAGGAGGCAGATGGTGACTGACTACACGCTTAACTTTCTACTTCTTACATCGCAGATGCGAGTCTGTGAACGCAGTGAACTGCGAGCTTCTAACTCTAAACCTTATACCCGCAAGCCTGTTAGAGGCGCTCTCATTCTTCGAGCTTGTATTTGTTAAGCTTGTAAGTTGACCCCTAATTCCACCCCCCTGCTGGGTTCCAGGTTCAAGCTGCGTCGCGCTGCGAGAGGGAGAGTGTTTGCACACTAAACAGAGAAAGAGAAGCGCTCGGAAGTTGCCCTGTCATACCAAGGGATCTCAAGGATGACTTTCAGGATTTGAGTCTCCATATGGAACTTTGACAGCTCGAAAACGATATGCTTCGGTTCAGCAGGCTGGACTTTAGGAGATAATTCGGATAAATTGGAGGGGCAAGCTCACAAGCTCGCAGGATCAACCTGCCTCCTTGAAGACTGGGCATTAAACACTGGAGTTGCTACCTTGGAGCTTGTAAAGGCTGGGTTCATTAAGCTGATGAATGACAGGTTACCGATTGTGTTCTCACTCATTAGATTCAAGAAGATCTCAGGAAGGGATGTTCTTGTATTACTCGTATGCTTGCACTTTACAAGTTGGAAGACTGGCAAGTGTCAGGTTGCAACCAAGAAGATAAGTGAGATGCTTGGTACTGCGCTGCCTAATGTCAGAGGTTCAATGAGAAGGCTTAAAGCTTGTGGATTGATCATGGATGCTGTTGATACAAGTGGAACGCCATACATGATACCTCACCCCAAACTGTTTGAATGTTCCTCGGGTAAAGCACGAGGCTTATTGCTTCACAACTACTACAAGGGAGTCTATGGGCAGGACTATGAACTGTCTATTGAAGATGAAGAGCTTGAGTTCTTGAATAATAAAGCCCCAGCCTTGGACCCTGCAGATTCCCAGCCTGATGGCGATGACTTAGAAGATCCAGGTTGCTACGATCAACCCTAGATCTTACACCTTATAGGTTAGACCTTATACGTTATCACTATCACGCTGTTGTAGGTTACAGGGCCATTCATGATACCTTCGAGCTTGCGAGATTGTCCTTGAAAGCCATTCATCTATATTACAGGTTACACGTTAAAAAGTCCATTCATCTAGGCTATAGGCTAAAAGTCATTCATTTTGCCATTCACCCTAAAGTTGCATTCATTTAACCATACACCTTAAAAAGCCATTCATCACCATTCACCATTCACTTTAGACATTCACCATTCACCATTCACCATACACCTTGAAAGCCACACGTTACACGTTATAGGTTGCACCATAGAGGCCACACGTTGCAGGTTGCAGGTTGGACGTGCTAGGATAGTAGGCTGTAGGTTAAATGTTATATGCTATAGGTTACAGGTTGTAGGTTACAGGTTATATGTTATAGGTTAAATGTTAGAGGTTATATCTTATAGGTTGTGGGTTACAGTTTATAGTATAAAGCTATAGTTTATAGTTTATAAGTTTATAGGTTACAGGTTACAAGTTTATAGACTGTAAGTTGCTAAATATACTATATCCCTGGAATCTGTTAATTGTAACTTAGCGATTGCATAAGTTTAATTATATACAATATATGTTAGTTGTAACTTAGCAATCGTATAAGTTTAATTATATATAGTACATGTTAAATGTTAGATAGCAGATCTTAAAGTTTAATTATATACAATACATGCTAAATGTTATATTCACTATCCCGCAAAAATATACCTTACTGGTCGGTAGGTTAAAGGTTAATCGAAGAGCCTTGCAAGTTGGGGGATCTGTTATTTGTTACGGTCTGCGAACCTATCAGATTGGGCAGCTTGCACCTATCAGATAGGTCTGTTACAATCCAGGCAGCGGGGAACCTATATCCATCCCGCCTTGCAGAAACAACCATGCTGACCACCAACGCCCGCAACACCAAAGCCGCCGCTGTACCCGAGCCCGACGACAACGATGGCCTCCTGCTGTCATTCGAACAAATCATGCAGATCAAGGTAACCAAGGCGACCACCGCCAAGGTCACCGCCAAGGCCCCCTGTCATCTGGGCCCCGTCATCTGGGCCCACGCCGTAGAGAGCAAGGCCGCAGGCATGGCCGCACCCGTGGGCCTACCCGCCCGTTACCTCACTAAAGGGCTTAGCGCCAGCATGCCCGGCGGCCCAGGATGGGCCCAGGCCCCCGGTGACCTCAGCGCGATCGACCATCCTGTCGGCTCTCAGCCCAAACGCGACCCGCTCGACAAGCTGATCGCCGCTGCGATCTTCAATAGCTACGGGGGCCAACCTTTCTACAAAGGCCCCAGCGCCGCCGAAGGCGGAATTATGCCCGTAAATGCTGTGTTGCTCATGCTGTCGACTGAGCCCGCCTTACAAAGGGTCCGCAAATGGTCCCATGTATTGGTGGGCCCCCAGTCGATCCTCTCCCACGTTGCCGACGTTGCCGGCCGGTATGCAATCTGTCGGTCCGAAGGTATCACGTTAGTGAGCGACTTCTTTGCCCCAGCGGCCTGATCAACTCATCGCCCAGGGCCCCAACCATGGGGCCCCCCATCCGAACCACCCGCAGCCGAACCAATGCCCCGCCTCTCACTCATTGCCCGCCTACATCGCGCCGGGATCAATCCCACTGCCGCGGCCCTTGCCACAGTTGCGACAGCCATGGCCGTAGCCGTGAGCGTTAACGATCGGCAACTTATTCAAAGTTGCCAATCAAACGGAGGCAACCCTACAGTCTGCACCCTGAAGATAGCGGGAAGGTAGCCTATACGCTGACCCGGTAGGCTGCACCTTGCCGGGCTGCACCTTGCCGGGCTAGAGGTTAGATGGGGTAACCTCGCCGGAGCGTAGGGGTACACGCTCTCCCCAAAGGCCAGCTTTTTTCCCTATTCCAACCACCACCTCCCTAACAAATACTTTAACTTACGCCTATTTTATACCAACTTTTTTCCCCATTCCACCCTACCCCCTCCTAACAACTAACTTAGCTTACACTTCCCTCCACTTACACCTCCCACAGCGTGCCTCTGGCACATTGGAACGCAGTTCCGCCACAAGACTTCCCCCTTGACAGACCTCCACCAGGGGTGAGATAATTAAGGGGTTCTGTAACACGCTTGTCACTCAAAACAAATGGGCTGCGAACTTGTGAGCCTGTCCTGCGAACTTGTGAGCCTGTCCTACTACTTCGCGGGCCTTGCCTTAGGAATGCTGGCCGGATTCTTCTTCGGAAGAGCATATCAACTCCGGCTCGAAATACGCAATTCGCGTACCAAAGAGCGCTGGTCAACGCTACTGTTCCCGCCGAAATGGAAATGACAGGGCCGGGATACGCAACCGCAGCTTTTACATGGGGCTTCGTCGTTACCTTCAACGCATTTCTACTCCTGCGGAACTTCGTTCCATTGTGCCACAGGCACGCTGGTTCTCCACTTTGCTGGATTTGTCTGGAAATCTTTTCGCAATAACCGCTAATGGAGCTTAAATCTCTCGGAGATCACAACAGAGACCGGCTTGATACTTTTTGGTCAAGCAACAGCGGGCCAAGGCCAAACGGCATCGCCTGCCCTGAGTGCAGCGAGGAGCTTGTTGATTCCAACCCGTACATGTGTCTAACAAGCTGGCCGCCTCAATACGCAACGCATTGTCCGACCTGCGGGTATCTCGGATCACGCTATTAAATCTCATCATGACCGCCCCTGACATGCCCAAAGCACGAAGCGTCTTCCCAGGCGATTCTGTGACGAATCACGATGAATTGATGCAGTTTCTCGTATCTCAACAGAAACAAATTGATCTCCTAGAAACTCATGTGCACAATTTAATGCAGAAGATCCTGGCTATCTCTGGCCCAAGCGGTAGCGCACGCCTTCAAGCGATACCAGATTCACCAAAAGCAGAGGACAGCCCTTGATGGCGAAACCCACTAGACCCGCCTTTATGGCAATTACCAGCACTGGTGGATACATTGGTCGCTGGTACTGGATCAATACTGGCGTACACCCTGATTTTCCCTATTGGGGCGAAGTGCATTGCCTTGACGTTCCTGCGCTAGTGAAAGACGGACTGTCCGCATGGGCTGGTGATCTTTGGGTAATCAGCCAAGTTATCAACTGGAGGTTTTATGACAACGACTATTAAAGCCTGGATTAACGGCGCCCTTATTTTGCTGATCCTGCTGGCGATTCATGTCGCTGGCCATGACCAGGCCATGCAAGCCCGCCTCAACCATCCTGCCTGCCACCCCAACCTAAAACCATAACAAGAGAACCTTTGATGTTTACTCGCCAACAACTGGAAAAGCTTTCCGAGATCCTCTGGAACTATCAGGATGAAGGCCTCGCTGGAGCTGGCTGGCCTAGCAAGGAGCTGGCAGAGCTAAGGGGCATCGTTGACGAGGCCTTGCGTAACCGCGAGGGCTGTCTGCCGCTTCCCGAGGGTTCAGTGCCAAGGTTCACATTTGCAGAGGGGAAGGGAGTGCTTTAGGCGGGCTCTGCCTGTTATGCTGCAAAGGTCACTCCTGCTGGAAATGTCCGGTGGGAGGCTCGTGCCCCCTCGACCCATTTGGCAAAGGGCACATCGCTGGCCGTGGCACCTGAGATCAGCCTCGGAGAATTCCCAGCAGCAAGTCCCCTGGCTCAGCAGGGGCGACCAATCTACCCGTACAGCACTACTCGATGCTTAAGATTATAGCTTTTGCAAAGCTTAATCATTGAAGCAGTTCCCTTTGAGCTGCCGTCCCAAAAGATAACGGCGTGAGTGGCGTACTTTGCCATTTGTTCATTGCGAATATATCCAGCACGTTTGCCATGCTTATCCCAATCTGCTGGGAACCTTTCAAGGGGCAGGCCTCGATTTTCTGCATACTTTTCGCCTAGCTGGTCGGCGCCTCGTGCAGTCCCGCTGACCATCTGCACTGACTGATGGCTGCCTATGTAAAAGTCAAGCTTAGACTCCAGCAGCCAATAGCAATCAAAGCCGCGAGAGCCTGCGACAATTATTCTCATGGCTTCGTTTATCACCATCAGTCTTCAATTTCCAAGTCAAAGGGGCTGCTCATCACTCGCCACCTATCCTTCAGTACCTTTTGCCTGCCATATAGGAAGCCGCATAAGGTTGAGAGCGGGATTCCCTTATCCTCAGCCCACTCCCTTCTTTTGCTGATGGGAATCCTGATCTTTCGCCTGTTGATGATGTCTTTAAGATCCCAGCCTGGTTCATCTTCTGGCTTGGGCGCATCGATTGCATCACGCTTGACCCACCAGACCCAGGTGCCACTTTTATTGGAGATGCTGTAATAGCGAATCAGGCCTCGCTTTTCAAGATGTGATAGGCTGCGGTTCACCGTGGATCGATCGCTGCCAATTTGCAAGGCAAGATCATTTATCGATTCCCACCAGCCGGGAACAAGCTGTTCAAGCTGAACCATGGCGAGCACCATCTCAGACCTGTACTGCTGGCGGAGATGAGCAAGGAAGTCGGGTTGGATCACTATTTACCGGGCGAGTTCAAGAAAATACGGTCGAGTGATTTAGTGGTAATTTCTTCTCGTCCAGTTTCGGTGTAATACATTGCGATTAGTTCCGCAAGCCTCTCCTGCAGCGGTCCAATCGCAGCGGCTTTTGTAAAGCTGACTAAACAGTGACCTAGCACCTTTGGTGGGATCAGCATGTAGCGAAGCTTGTCAATTTCAGGCCATTGGTCCATGCCAATGATTTCCTTCATTTCCCCGCCACGGATAACGCCCAGGTTCGCCAACCGTTGCGTAACGCCAACAAGCCAGATTGTGATAATCATTGCATGTGTTTCAGCGTCAGTTGAGCGGTTGAGCAATTTTCTTAGATGCGCTGCAAACTCTTCTGGTGTTCTCTCTGTCATAGCGTTTCTTCGTAAGTGAATTGAACTTCGCCGCGAACAACGCCAAACTGCGTGAACTTCTCAATCTCTCCCCCGAGCGCTTCACACTGGTCTTCGGTGGGGTAGATTACAGCTTCTACGCTAATTATTTCGTCTGCAGCAATTGTCATCTTGATTGACTTAACAAAAAGCCCCTCAAGGCCCAACGCATTTATCATGCGCGTAGCCAATATCCGATTGCCCTGTAACAAGCATTTTAGACATGAGATGTTACCTCTTGAGGCGGCTCTACGATACCACGCTCGGTTTCAAATTGCAAGATCATTGCGCAAGCTGAGTCGTAATTAGCCGATGCGTAAACTGCCCAGCGCTTAGAGTAAGCTCGCTGTCTCGCCTCTGCTGGCGAAAACTGCTCATCATCAGTTATCTGGCCAGCAAGCTCCAGCAGCAGGAAACGTTCAAGCTCTGAATGCTTGTAGTTGCCGGTTGATTGCTTTGGAAGCGGGGTCGCTTGCTTGATGGAGGGTTGAAATGGCAGGCCATAGTAGTAGCTTTCGATTCGTTGAATTGCTTCCTTGAAGCTCCAGCCACGTACACGCATCAAAAGATCAATGCCACTCCCTCCACCACCTTGCTGGTTCTTCCCTCCACAATGAGTACAGTACCAACCGGCTGGGCCATCATCTTTCATCCAGCGAAAGCGATCAGTACCGCCGCAACAGGGGCATGGTTGATGGGCACCGTTTAATTGATAGTCCCTTAGCCCACCAATAGATACCAGCAGGTGGGGCCAGTGACCAGATGCTTTGCTGAGGATGTCCCACGATGGCTTGCGGGAGAACGCCTTATCAAAATCCACGAATTACTAGCGGAGTGGGAAGCTGTCTTGCTCGGACCAGTGAATGAGAGCGGTGATAACAAGCGAAACCGTAAATACCATGGCAGCCAGCGCTTGGATAAAGCCAAAGTACGTATAGGCGAGCGCACTTATGAACAGGATTAGCGCCAAAGAAAGGGCGAGGGCTGTTGTCATTGCCAACGTGGCAAGAAGTAGACGGGCGAAAGATTTCATTTTTCTGTAGCCAAGCTAATTAGAAAACCCGTGTCTTCGTCAATCCACTGCTCTTGTCGCTTCCAGTAATCATCTAGGATGTGGAATTTTGCGCCATTCGATAGCACTACATGACTGCCAATGCGTTTTTCAACTGAGACAGTAAATTCTTCGCCTTCAAATTTTACTTTGACAGGATCACCGACCTGCAAGAGTGGGCGGTCCTGCGAACCTGTGAGCTTGGCCTTGGTTGGCTGCATAGCGACTGGTTGATAGCTCAGTAATTTTAAGGCATGTGCCGCCAAGCTGTCAAGCGGATTTATAATGCCTGTGTCGCGGATTCAGCCCATGGCCGTCAAGGCAAGTATTCTGAAAAGACTTGTAACGCAGCTTGAGCGCAAGGGAATGTCGCCAGGGACGGCAAGTGCGATTGCTAGAGCAAGGCTTCAAGAAGCTGGAATCTTAAAAAAAGGTTCGGATGAGTTGACAGCTTACGGCAAGAAGCGCCAGGCCATGGGTGCAGCCGGCAGAGCGAAAAGCCGCGCAGCGAAGGAATCTGGCAAAACGGCAAATAGCTATAGCTACAATTCCAAGGCTAATCGCGCAAGATTAAAGCGCAAGAAATAGCAGCGGCAAGGCTTGACATATCTGTTCTTTGCTGGCATGATACGCGAGGACATTGTATTCTTTGGCGATATGCCGCCTTGGATTGACGATCGCTTGCCGACCGGAATTGCCATGACTCAAAGCAAAGCCAAGGAGGCCTACGCTTTTGTTCAGAAATCTTCCTATCGAGACCTGAGAGAGAAGGCCCAGAGCAATGAGCTGGATGCCGTCTTTCTTTCAAAATGCGACGAGATGCTTGACGCCTACGCATCTCCTAGGAATTACATGGCTTGGAATGAGTACATAAAGATCTGTCTTCTTGCTGGTTGCGCAAAAAGCATGGAGTGGAGCTTCCGTGAAAGTGACATTCGTGGCGCAATTGCGTGCATAACATTCCGCTCTGCAATTTTATCGAAAGCTTGCGCTAGGTATGTAAGTGAGCAAATCGTAGAGTCTTTCATTCAGACTTCACTGCCAGAATTGCCACCAGAAATAATTGAGGTCTTGCCTTATGTTCATCTGATGCTGCCGCGCAACACCATTTATGACGCGGAGGGCGATGAAGTAATTTCTATTATGGTTCAGTCTGGCAACCTTTACGCGGACGAGCTACGCGAGGAAAACCGAGCCGTTGCAGAAACTTTTTTCCCAGAAGAGAAGCTGGCTCCACAAGAGTTGATGGGCTCCAAGGGGCTCCAGATTGTTACCTTTACCAAGTCTGGAATGGACGTGTTCCAGGAATTTATCACTCCCGACGCGAAAAGCTGGCACGAGTCAAACGTAAAGGCTGCTGGCGAATCCAAGTACAAGTCTGCTAATACTGAGAAAATAATTAGAATCGCTGTCAACTCCTTGCTGGTGCATTTATATGAGCCAGGGCTGGTGACAACTGATCCCAGGCCTGCGACCAAAGGGATTGGCTTTTCTGGCAAAAGCAAAGTCCCACTTTCTCCAACATGGATTGGCAAGACTTTCCGTAACACAGGCGAACGCCATCGTCCCAAGATAGAAGACTCGGCGCGTGGCAATGTTAGATCTCATTGGAGGCGCGGCCATTGGCATAGTGTTTGCGTCGGACCTAAGAGAAGTGAAAGGCGAGTGCAATGGTTCAAGCCTGTTTACGTCAACCCAGCGCTAGAACCTTCTTGAGCTGACTGGCCACTTGGGGAAGGCTGTTCTAGTATCAGGGTGTCGCCCGAAGGCCTGCCATGATCGAAAGCAAATATGAAAGGATTGAGAGCCTGAAAGCAAGAATCAAGACCTGCAGATATTGGTATGGCTTTTGCGGTATGCTTGGGATACTTGCAATTACCTTGCTTTTCCTGTCAATTTTGCTTGGCAACAAAACACTTGGCCTTTGCGCACTTTCTTGGCTTGCTGGCAGCTTCTTCGCTTTTCTTGCGTCAGTCCTGAGGTCCAAGGGTAGCGAGCTGGGGGATGAGATTTGCGCTATTGAGCTATCAAGTCAACTAGAAGCGAATCTGAATAATGGTGCGTCTCATTCAATTGAGACATGCTTCGGCCCTATTAGCATGAATTAAGCCATGGAACCGTTGGCGCTTACAGATTCCCAGAAATTTGAAATCGAAAGATTTTCGAGAGCCATCGATGCTACAGATGACGTAGCTGCATTAAAAAGCATTGCAAGTCAATTGCTCAGAGTTTGGATGACGCAAAAAGCTGCTACCGTCTGGGCAATGAAACAGACTATGCCTACGCCCCTTTCCCGTCATGATTGAATGCTGGCTCACGGTGCAAGTGGATCTTCAGAGGACCATGGATGTTCGCGTAAGCGGAGAGAGCTACGCTGACGTAGCGGAGCGATACAAGGAGAAGGACGGCCTGAGGGTCATAGCTGTTAGACCATGCCAGAGACCCGAGGAAGACGATGCCTGAGCCAGCGTTTCCGCAATGCTTCACTGACCTTATGCGAAGCCTTAGGGAAAGTGGTTTAAGGTCGCCTGTATCAATTGAACTCGCCAGCAAGCAAGAAGCTCTCAAGATTGTTCAAGAAATAGAGCCGGCTGGATGGCTTACGGGCTCGATGTCCTACGTGTCCATAATGGGCGACATTGAGTCTGGAAGAATGCACAGCTTCTCGCTATTCGGCATCGAGTTCTGGTGGCGACCTAGCCCCGCTGTCATCGAGTTCCAGCAAGGCCTGAGGGTGGCGGCGTAGGGCTATGCCAGCAAGATCCAGGGCTAGCGCCTATGCCGACCGGGCGGCGGCCAGTGGCCTGGGCCTGCTGGCAGATGCTGCGATCTTGCAGAAGCTCAAGCGCCGCGCCAATTCAGCGTTCGACGTGCAAGCGGCTGAAGCAAGAATGATTCAAGACTTGCTTCCGTATCAGAGAGACTTCGCCACCGACTTTGATCACAAGTACGTAGGCTTTTGTGGTGGCTATGGGTGCGTCGCTGGTGAGACTCTCGTCAACGGCACACCCATTAAGGAATTAACTACACAGCCAATTCAGGTTCAGACTCTTGCTGGTCCGAGCTGGGCGACTCCTGCATACAAGAAAGGAGTTGCTCCACTTTATCGGGTTCGGACCTCAGCAGGACAAGAAGTTCTGGTAACCAAAGACCATCGTTTTCTGACGCCGTCTGGCTGGCTGGAATTAAAGCACCTGCGGCCAGGGTCTCTGATTGCTGTGCGTGATAGCACCTGTGAAGAGACGCAGAAGGGAAAAGCCACAAGTTGGAATGTCTCTGATCACGAGGGCTCTCGTTCATGTGATGAATTACCCAGCCCTTCGGAAGTTTTTTACCAAGAGCAAGCTCAACAGTTCTCCGGCCCCAGTATTTGCCATGATCCCTATCAGAGCTGTCAACATGGTGCCTGCTCCGACTCGCAGCGTTTTTCCCCCCAGGTTGACCGCCTTGGCTTTTCAGTTCTACATGCTGGGCTAGAAAATTTTTCATCGTTCCTTCGTGAACTCCAAACCGACGAGCCACATCACGAATACTCACTGCATCAGTCGTGTAATCATGAATTGCGGCATCGCGGCAATCGTGAAGACGCTCAATTCCAGTTTCATGATTGCTTGGCTTTTGAATGCCGGCAGCATCCATCTCAAGCTTTATCTTTACAGATGTTACGCCGTAAACGCCTGACAAATAGTGAAGCGAGTAACCACGGCGATAGTCATTTTTGCACGTCTCCCGCTGCTCTTCGGTCAGCAGCGCCCATGGCCCTCGACGCGCCGTGGACATGCGGCTTTGCTTCAGAACTCTCATCACAGTCCCGTAGCTCCTCTTCGTCAGCTCAGATATTTGCTTTGGGCCCATTCCAGCCTTGTATGCCTCGGAGATCGCCCAGTGCTCGGCTTGAGTCAGAATTGCGGCCATTGTCAAAAGTGTGCAGGAGTTCCCAGTATAGCTGGTCAGCCGTGGAAGACATCGACTATGTTCGCACAGATGACTTCTACGATCTTCATGTTCCTTTTTGGAATCACTACGAAGCCCATGGCATCCTGCACCACAACTCTGGTAAAACTTATACTTTGGTTATAAAACAGTTACTGCTGTGCTTTCGCTCACAAGGATTCACGCACCTGTTCCTTGAGCCTACCATCCCGCTGATCGATGACGTTGCGCTGCCAACCTGGAACCTGATCCTAGAGAAGTATAGCATTCCCCATACTTTCAGGGTATCACCTAGGCCAGTCTTCAAGCTTCTCTTGCCTGATGGCGAAACACCGATCCTCCTTCGTTCAATGGAGAACTATGAACGATTGATTGGTGTAAACGCTGCAAGCATCGCTTCTGATGAAACTGACACAACTCGCCAAGAAGTTGCAGAGAAAGCGATGATTAGGCTGCAAGGCCGTGTTCGTGTTGGCAACTGCCCTCAGATTGTTGCAGCTTCGACGCCCGAGGGCTATGGCTTCATGTACACCTTCTTTGAAGAGCAAAAGGCAGACAATAAGAAATTGTATCGAGGGAAGTCTGAGGATAATCCGTATCTTGATAAGGACTTTGTTGAAGACCTGAAAAGCAAGTATCACCCGCAGCTTGTCAAAGCTTATCTTAACGGTGAGTTTGTAAACCTTGAGTCAGCGACTGTCTTCTACGAATTTAACAGAGAGAAGCATACGACTGGCGTATTCTTACCGGAGCCTGCCGAGAGAATTGTATTCGGCGCTGACTTTAACGTTGGCCAGTGCCATGCTCTTTATGGAGTCGTCAGAGCTGGTCAAAGAGGGCAGGAGCTGCACTGTTTTGCAGAGTCGAAGGTGGCCGATACCTTTGGCTTGGTAACCCACCTCCAGCACAAGTATCCTCGGCACCTTGCTGCTGGACTGATTACTTGCTATCCAGACGCTAGCGGTTCTCATGATTCAACTTCGTCAACACAAAGCGATCACGAGATTCTTCGCGGTGCTGGCGTAAAAGTTGTAGCAGAGCGCAAGAACCCTTATATTGCAGAAACGCTTGCTCATGCCAATGTTCATATGCACCGCAATTTAGTATTCCTTAACCCAACCACATGTCACGATACTATTAACGCGGCCGAGCGCTGGTCCTACGACTCCAAGACATTGAAACCATCAAAGGGTGGTGCTGTCGATTATTCACACCCTGGAGACGCTTTGCGCTATTTGCTCTGGCAGGTCTTCCAGCGTGCTGGCTCTAGAGCTGGTCATGGCGGTCGCTGGAGATGATAAGATTTCAATGCACCAGCGATTGCCTTTCGGCGGGCACGACAAAAGATCGCTGAAACGTTGTTTGAAGGCCTTGGAGAAATTCAAGGCCTTTGTGCTTTGGCTAAGATATGTTCATCCGGTAGTGCGGTCCCGTGCCTTCAATCGACGTTCCTAATTCCATTATCCTGAGCGCTGATGATGTTCCTATTCCTTTTGATAGGAGATCGCCAGAGACGGAGAAGGTTTACGCGGAAGTCACTGATGTAGACGCATATTCAATTGATCAAGCAGAGCAGGTCTCAAGAATTCTCCCTATTAGGTTCTGCACGCTGCCAGAATTTTATCTTGACGAAGCGATAGACGGCTACATTCCAAAAGATTACCAGGAGCACGCTGAAAGCTACAACGTTCGCAAGACGCGAGCGATGACTTGCTTTGAGCCGTTCTACTCGCACTATGTTGACATTATTGTTGGTACGGCTCTCAGGAAAGGCATAATTCTTCCGCAAGAGCTTACGGAAGAGTGGGAGAAGTTTTTTGAAAATGCAAATCTCGAAGGAAAGTCGATCACGTCTTTTGCCAAGACTTTATTCACCGAAGCCTTAAATGGCGGTATCGCTGGCCTGATGGCGGATTACCCCAGGGTCGAGACTGCTGATAAGGCGGCTCAGCGTAAGATGGGTCTTCGCCCGTATTTTACTATTATTAAGGTTGACGATATTCTTGATTGCAGACACGAGAACGGTCCTGTTACAATCAATGGCATTACTTCTTACGAAGCCAGGGTTGTCTATCTGAGGATCAAGTCAGAAATTAGAAGGGCCAGCAACGTCAATGAGCACTATGAAGAAGTGGTGCCAACTGTTGTAGTTTATGACATTCCTGAAGAGGGCGCAAAAGTGCGCGTGCGCGTTTATGAGAAAAACGTTACAGGACACCCTCACGAATACTTTTTACCAGAAAATGGCGAGACTTCTCTTTCGATTGATTACATTCCATTCGTTCCCTGCTATGGCGGCAAGGAAGAAGCCTTCTGCCGTGCAAGGCCGCTTCTATTTGATATTGCAAGGCTGAATCTTCATCATTGGGCCACCTCTGCTGATCTTGCAGAAACTATTCACCTAAATTCTTCTCCACTTTTGACTGGTACTGGTGTCAGGCCGGATGATGAGATTTATGCCGGCTCTGGTCGCAGCTTGTTCAGCCAAAACGAGAATGCAAGGTTCGGGATGGTATCCCCTGGTATGGATGGTGCTGAAACGACGCTCAAAGAGCTTTCTCGGATCGAGAGTGCAATGGATCGCCTTGCAGCTATTGCAATTGCTCCAGGCAAAAGCCAGGTAGAGTCTGGTTTTGCGAAACTTCTTGATAGGTCGCAATCAGATTCTCAGCTTGCCGTCTTGATTGGTTCGCTGCAAGATTGCTTCAATAGGGCGCTTTGGTATGCTTCTGGTTACAGGCCTGATTCTTACCCTCAGGTAAAAATTACGGTTAGCAAGAACTTTATTCCTGCCAAGCTTCACAGCCAGCAGGTCATGGCAATCAGCTCCCTTTACAAGGATTCTGAGGCGATTCCTATCGGAACTTTCCTTGAGATGCTTGAAGCTGGAGAGATGTTTGAAGGGATGCACGGTTTCAGCGTCAAGGTCTTGCTTGAAAAGATGGGCCTCGGTGGCTCTGAGCGCAGGTCTGAAATTGTCAAGCCAGCCTTCCCGCAAGACGATGCTAATCGCAGGCTTTATGTCCAGAATGATCCACAGGAATCGGCCGGGATGGGCGCTGAGGGCGAACCGCCCGAGCAAATGGATGAACAGGGCGAATCTTAAGCTACAATTCACGTAGTCACATTTTCAATTTATGTCCGATCCGATCGAACTGAGCGTCGAAGAGCTGCAAGCGAAACTGGGAGAAAGCGAAGCGAAGCTGCAAGCGTTGGAGCGCACCAAGACTGGTCTGTTGACCGATCTGCAAAAGCGCAAGGGCGTTGAGCGATTGGTAAGAGCCGCTGGGATTGATCTGTCGAGCGAAAACGTTGAAGACCAGATTGCTGAGCTGCTTGCGGCCAAGGTAGCCCCTGAGATGGCTGTCCCCCCTCTCTCCGCCCCTGTAGCGCCTGTCAGTGCCTCTGGCGAGACTCAGGCTGCTGCCACCCCTTCCACGGCTGTCGAGGAGGCAATGCGAGCCCAACTGTCTTCGATGCAGAAGCAGATGGACAAGCTCAACGACAAGCTCCAGCAGACCGAGAAGGAAAAGCAACAGGAGCGCAAGGCACGGCTTGATGAATTCAAGCGTTCCATCGTGATGCAAGAACTGGAGAAGGCTGGCTGTAAGCGCCCTGCCCACGTCTATGCCTTGCAAGGTAACCAGTTCCGGCTTCTTGATGACAATGAAACTGTCGTCTATGGTTCAGAAGAGAGCCCGGTCAATGTTTCCGATGCTGTCAGCAATCTTGAAAAGGACGACGAGTATTCGATTTACTTTCCCGGCGTTGTAGCTTCTGGCTCTGGGTTGCCTACTTCTCGCTCGTCCATGCCGGTGAATGATAACCCGTTCACTAAGTCAGGCGCAAACGCCACCAAAGCGGCTGAGATCATCAATCGCGACAAGAGCTATGCGCAGCGTCTTGTGCAACAGGCTCGTGCTCGCGGTGATGTTGATCCAATCCTTGCCCGGGCTGTTGGCTATTGATCTACCAGGATTCGCTCAGGTAAAGCGGGAGGGAGCGGCAATGTCGCCCCTCTTTTTTTGGCTACGATTTCTCCGTACTCCTGCGACCGCCTCCGATGCCTGCCAATAGCTCCTACCTGATGGCTGCCAACAAGGGCAAGAAGAAAAAGCCTAAGGCCGGCAAGAAGGAAGTGAAAAAAGGAATGAAGAAGTGAAGGTAAAGAACGTGCCAACGGACAAAGCCTTGTACTCTCGTGTCAAGGCTGACGCCAAGCGCAGGTTCAAGGTCTATCCAAGCGCTTACGCGAATGGCTGGCTCGTTCGCGAATACAAGAAACGTGGAGGTAAGTACCGTACATCTACGGTGAAGAGCAATGGCTGAAAAAGCGCGAGGCGGCCTTGGCAGATGGTTTGCCGAGGATTGGGTTGACATCAAGACTGGCAAGCCTTGCGGAAGGAAGTCAGGCGAAAAGCGCAAGGGCTATCCAGCTTGCAGGCCGACTAAGCGCGTCTCAGCTCAAACCCCTAAAACTGCATCAGAGCTTTCTGAAAAAGAAAAGAAAAAGTTTAAGCGGGAAAAGACAAGCTCAAAGAAGATCGGTTACCAGCATAAACGCAAGAAGCGTCGTTAGTATTTGGCCATGGCACCTAAACCTGTCAAAAACAAACGCAAGACCGCCGCTTTCTATGCGAGCAACCCCGAAGCTCGCAAGAAGAAAGCCGCTTATGACAAAAAGTATCATTCAACACCTGAGCGCAGGCAATACAGAGCCGAACTCTCAAGAGAGCGGAGGGCTCGGGGAATCGCAGGCAAGGGTGGCGATGATTTAAGCCATACCGCAAGCGGTGGCTTTACTAGGGAGAATCCCTCGGTCAACAGGGCTAGAAACGGTCAAGGGGATAATCGCAGGCTGGCTTCCAGCAGGCGCAGGACACGTCGCTAGGCTGCCTTCATCAGCCGCAGACCAATGGCCGTTCCCGAGCGCGTCAAAAACAAAATAAAAGAACTTGGGCTATCAGGTGTCAACAAGCCCAAGAAAACTCCTAGTCACGCTACCAAGTCTCATGTAGTGATGGCGAAAGAAGGAGACACCTATAAGGTGATTCGTTTCGGCCAGCAAGGTGTAAGCGGTTCACCAAGGAAAGAAGGGGAGTCGGCTTCTTATCGGGCAAGGCGGGAAGCCTGGTTCGCCAGGCATCGCAAGAGCATCGACAGGGGGCGCATGTCGCCGGCCTGGTGGGCCGCAACGACTAAATGGGCAATTTGGGGTGTTATGATAAGTGGTATTCTTGGCCTCGCCGGTCATGCGACCAATATTTAACGAAAGAGTCTCCAAGTCTGGGAATGGATTGGCATGGCTTGCCACTTGCAATTGCGGAAAGGCAAGCCAATTTTCTCAAAAAGGAAATGCGATTCGCATGATTGAGCGAGGCGTTTGCCGCTATTGCAGAAAAGATTATCGCAGTGTCAAAGACGAAACAATAGAGATATATCAAAACAGGGAAGGGCGCTGGTGCTCGGCTTGCAGCGGGTGTGGGATTGAACAACCGTACACGAGAAAAGATCACGCTAAGCAAAGTTCTTTGTCGGATTGGCAGTGCAGAAAATGTGTTCAGAGCGCCAAGGGCTTCTCTAGCAATCGTTCGGTTGGCCCTTTCCGAAGGGCTTACAATAAATTTCAAAAATCCGCAAATTCAAGGCAAATAAAATGGAATTTATCTTTTGAAGAATTTGAAAGTATTTATGACGGCTCTTGCGCTTTGACTGGGTGGCCGATAGACATTGGTTTTGCTACAGTTACCGCAAGCTTGGACAGAGTTGATAGCAGCAAAGCCTATACCATTGATAATGTTAGATGGGTTCACAAAATGGTTAATATGTGCAAAAATCAATACGATGAAAAAAGTTTCATTGAAATGTGTACGGCCATTGCGATAAAAGCTGTAAATCGCCAAAAATGGTAGATTAACGCGATTCTTCTTCTGTAATTTTAGCCTTTAACTCAGCCACGTATCGCCTCAGCTCCGCTGCTTTTAGCAGATGCCATTTATCAAGTGTCTGGAAATACATTTCGTTATGATTGTCAATACCTTTCAGGCAGCAGCGAATTAGCTCATTCCATTTTTCCCTGGCAGGCGTATCCCAGGTTCGCCTTTCCATAGCCTTAACAATAATTCGATTGCATTTTAGCTGCAGCCCTCCGCTAGACTCATTTCAAAGCCACCTCCTAGTCCAATGACCGTCTCTGGCGCCTACCGCTCCTCCACCAACATGCGTGGCGGGCAATCTGCCACTGGAGTGGATGAAATCCTTTCCGGCATCGTTCTCTGCACTCGCGGCATGAAGGACTGGACCTTCATCCTGCCTGACGCCTTCACCAAGGCCCAGCTCGATGCGCTGCTCCCCGCCGCTCCTACCGTCACCGGCACCAAGACCATCACCTATAGCGGCACCGCTGGCTACACCGCGATGAGCGGCGGTGAGCGTACTACCATGGTGGCTGCTTTCCTTGCGAAGGGCTACACTCTCGACTGATTTGTATTCCAGATTACAGGTTTGTATTTTTTGGTTTGCACACTTCACTTGCGGCAAATCTTCAAGTTGTTTAACTTGAATTTGTCATGAGACATAGGCCGGGCTGGAGGGCTCGGCTTTTTTTTGCTATTATCTGGGTGAGAGAGGCAGTGCCTCGCAGCAAGGACAGCGGTGCTGTGAAGCTGAATCAACAACGGCTAGGCCGTAAATCTGTTCCTCCGCTCCCAAGACAATGCTTCTCGCAGGCGTCCCCCTTATTCCCGAACTCTTCCTCGACTACCAACAAGAAGAGATCCGCGACAAAAATGCTCTGGTGACTTCGGGCCTTATGGTCACGAATGCTGCCATCCAGGCTGAATTTGCCAAAGGCGGCAAAACCATCGACCTGCCTTTCTATGGCGATCTGACCGGCGATTCGGAAATTGATTCCGATACCGTTGCTTCGACCCCCACTGACATCGCTGGTGATCTGCAGGTTGGCGTTCGCAACATGCGCCGGAAGTCCTGGAAATCCAGTGACCTTGCTGCTGATCTTTCTGGCAGCGACCCTGCTCAGGCGATTGCCCGTAGCACTGGCCGCTATTGGATTCGTGACATGCAGGTTGTCACCCGCAACATCCTGAACGGCCTGTTCAACACTGGAGGCCCTCTTGCTGTCAGTCACACTGTCGGCGGTGCGACCACCCAGCTCTCTCCTGGTCTGATGGTTGATGGCATCGCCAAACTTGGTGACGCTGGCGACGAGCTGACCGGTGTGATGATGCACTCTGCAGTGTATTACGCGCTGATGAAGCTGGACCTGATTGTTCCCGCCTCCACCACCTCTCAGCTCGACACTCGTC